CCGTATTTGCTTAACTCATCATAAACAGATTTTTCAGAAATAGAGGAGAAATAATGAAAGTTGCCAAAGGCATCTATATTTAACTCCAATAACACCTGGCGTAATTCAACGGTTTCCAATGTCGCCCAATGAAAAATCGGCGTATCATTATATTTTTGAATTTTTATATTGTATTGAATATAGTCTACAAAAGCTTCTCTATGCGGTGTAACTTTATATCTAAATTTCATTATATTACTCCCAAATCCCAGATGATTCCTTCATGGCTTTAATTTGAGCCAAAACATCGCGCTTATGAATATTTTCCTCTAGCCATTCAATATAATCAGGTTCCTTTTTATACACATCAATCAGACGTTTCCCATTATGCTTTCCAAAGGTTAATACATAATTTTCATCAAATGCTACAGGCCTATCAACTAAAACACCCTTTAAATATTCAGGAATAGGCATGTCGATATTATTTCGACTACTCAGATAATCACATTCATGAACAAACAGTTCCATCTCGTTTTCAGGTTCAGGCAAAACAAGCTTCATCTTCTTCGAAGTCGTCCACTCGCCAGAATGCCTCTCACACATACGAGCAATAGTTTCTTTAAGCTCGCTGCCAATATCATGTTCGATCTTTGCTTCTCGCACCCACTGTCCTGCAAGCATAGGATGATTATGTACCGAAAAGAGGGATTCTTTTACACCGCACTTCAGAGCATCATGAAAGAAGGGAATACATCTCATAGCATCTCTTTGAGTAGGATACTTAAATTTAGTTTTATTCGCCTTTAATCCCAACCTATAATTCATAATTTCAGCAAACATCACAATATGATAAATTTGTCCATGAGGCAAACACTGTGTCTTATTATGGAATTTACCACTAGTGCTTGAAGGTATTTCAAAGATATAATCAGGAATCTGTTCAATCATATCTTCACAATAAAACCTCATCTCTTCGGTCTCAAACTTTTCTAAATAAGGAGCAAATACTGCAATCTTTTCTTCTCTAGTCATTCTCTTCTTCCTCGTCCCATATTAAATCAACTAAGCGTCCAAACTTTCCACAATTATCGCACTGGTCTTCGTAGGTGGTTAATATCATCTTTTTTATTATCTTTTTCGATGGCCTGCGTATTTGAACATAACAAGCTTTACAATAATTACAATCTGACTCATAATAAGCCATTTTATTTCTCCTCAACTTTCTTATCTATAATTCCATATTGTTCAAATAAATGTCTTTGTGGAGCAAACTCTCCAAAGTACTTATTTTCTGCTTCTAACCGAGCTTTAATGGCGTCTTCTTTTGATACAAACGTACCAATATATATTTCTTTATTTTCCACTACAATTCTAGCTCTCCATTTTTGTGAATCCTTCTTAAAAGATACGCCAATGATTCCGCTTGTGTTATTACGTTGTATGCTTTTATTTCTTGCATTGTCGTTTTTAGTTGCATCTCTCAAATTGCTTTTTCTATTATCAAACGGGTTCCTATTATTATGGTCGCATAATTTATAATTTACAATCAATTGATGCAATGGCAAATTTTTTCTTTTATGTTGCACATCAGCAGCAACGCCATGATATCCATCTGGATTAATTTTTTCTCTCCAGCAATAATCTTTAATCTTGTCAAAATCTTCCCAATCAAAATAAAATGCCGTACCAGTATTATGACAATAACCAATGCCGTAATCATTTGAATAATCATAATCGTTGTATTCTTTATGAGTTTTAGATGCAACTTCTTTGGCTATACATCCACAACTTTGTGATTCTTTATTGATTAATATGCTTTGTTGTACAACTTTTCTAGTGTGCTTATTACAACTACATTCGCATAACCATTGGGCATAATGTCCGCCACTAAGGTTAACATAGTCATCAGCTTGTTCGATTACGGTCCATCTGCCGAATACCATACCAGTTAAATCTTTTCTTGGTTTAACCATAATTATTCACTCCATATTATAAAACTCTTCACTAGCATATCCTCCATATGTAGAAAAAAATACTTTTTTAATTTTTAAATCACGGATTAATTTTTCACAAGAACGACAAGGGCGAGCAAGCATTGGATCATTGTTTTTACTACCACGAAAAATGTATAATGTAACATCCTTAAATGAAATATCTTTTCGTCCCATCAACGGCTTCAAACACATTACTTCGGCGTGCATTGAATGTATAGTGTCCGCAGAAAATCTTTCCCTATTTAACATTTTTTGCAACGGCGAACTTTTATGAGTATTAAACCCCGAAGATACAATATGATGACCAAGTACCGCTATACATCCTATTTTCGCATAAGGATAATCGGCAAGTTTACTCACTTCTTTGGCCATATTAAAATAGGCTCTATGGGCTTTACTCAGCGTCATCCATTTCTTCCTCTTCTATAACATCAGGTTCATAATCATACAACTTTTTATCTTTTCGATCCCGCGCACGGTCATAGTTCTTACGACTTTCAACCATTCGTGTTGCAGGGTGTATGGTCCATAGGTTGCGGCGTTCCTTAGCTTTTACTTTCTTCTGATTCTTTTCAACCATCATATTCAACCCTTTCTAGTTGTTTTAGAATGCACTCTATGCACAATTCATATCCATCCCAATAATATAAATCATCGGATTCTTCGCCACATTTATCACAATAATACCGAACTACTTTATAATATTTACAAGCTTCATAAATACATGGAAATGGACAGCCAACACATTCATTTTCAATAACAATCAATAAAACCACCACCATTAATTTCGTATTGTTATTATACTACATTAATTTTGTATTGTCAAGTCTCCCTTCTTAACTAACAGCCAGACTTCTTCATGTTCTATACCAAAGTCCAACGCTTCACTATGATTCTGGACTAATACGTCTATGTGCTGACCTTTAACTGCGCCGCCAACATCTTGCACTTCTCGGTAGGTTTGCCCGATGCTGTCATATGATCGCCGTAACCACAAATATGTTCATATTCAGAATCACAATAATAAGTAATTTTAAAATCACCCATATAAACCAGTTCATATTCCGTAGTTTTTAGGTCAGAAATCGTTGTGTTTGCAGCAGTCAACTCTTTAGTCGTCCGATTAAGTTCAACGCCTAATTCATCTGATTTTCTAGACTCCAGCTCTAAGTTTTCAACGGTTGTTGAGAGTTCGTCCCTTGTTGCTTTTAGTTCACTATTTAGATACGCACCCCAAGCAAATAAAGACAAAATAAGCGCTGCAACAACAAAAGATATTATACTAAAAATTATAGACTTAATCATTTTCTCTAATCCTTTCAATTAACTTAGTAATAATATTCACTGCAACATTTATTTCCTCTTCTGTATTGTATTCATTTAATGTAAGGCGAATTGTATTAAATACTTGTTCATCTGTCAAACCAATACTTTTAAGAGTTTTGCTTGGTCTAGGACTATAAGAATTACAAGCTGAGCTTTTACTAATATATAACCCCTGCAAAGAACAAAGAGTTACTAGGCGCTCTGCATTTACGCCATCTATAGTAAGAGAAATATTATTTTTAAGTCTAGCCTCAGATAAATAGGTTCCGTTTAATGAAGTTCCATCAATCTGCAATAACTTATTTAAGAGTTTATTTCTAAGCTTTTCTATATACTCTGACGCATTATGTTGACGTGTAATTTCAAGAGCTTTGCCAAAGGCGGCAATAAGGTGCGTAGGGTAAGTACCTCCACGAATTCCACTCTGTTGAGTACCATAAATCAGTGGATGTAAATTAATACCTTTTCTTACGTATAGAATGCCAATACCCTTACAACATCCTAGTTTTTGCCCGGAAGCAGATAGCAGATCTATTCCGTATTTTTTTACGTCAATAGGCATTTCGGGAAGAACTTGAGTAGCATCTACATGAAGCAACCCGCCATTATCATGTACGAGTTTAGAAATAGATTTAATATCTTGTATTACTCCAATTTCTGAATTACCAAAGCATATACTGACTAAGAACTGATGCTTGATTTTTCTAGAAGAAAGAATTTTTTCTTGAAGATCTTCAAGATCAATAAAACCTTTCTGGTTATTATTTACTAACATATAAAAATATTTAAACAGATTTTTCTCAATAAAACTATAAATAGAAGAATGCTCTAATTGTGTAGTAATTATATCCTGGGGATCAATGCCTAAAATTGCAAGGCTATTACTTTCTGTGGCTCCCGATGTCCAGATAATCTCGCCTTCGTCGCAGTTAAGATCTGTTGCTACTATCTGTGCCGCATTGTTGATAATAAGACGGGCGTCGTCTCCCATAGCATGAGATGAGCTGGCGTTGCCCCAATGATTTGTAAGAACATCTGTAATTGTATCTATTACTTCTGGATATGGTTTAGTGCTTGCCGCATTATCTAAATAGATCATGGATGATTATTCCTTTCTACATTAATTTTGTATTGTTATTATATCATATATTTTTATTTTGTCAAGACATAAAAAATAGACCGAGGATTACTCCTCGGCCTTAACATTATTCAATATCAATGGGTATTACGGTGTTGCTGCCACCAGTAACCTGAGGAAGAGCACCATTCCAAGATTCATACTTCATCATTTCAAGTATTTCAGGCGTCAAAGATTCAGCGATAAGCTTATTTGCATCGGCTTCGGCCTGAGCACGAGTAATTATTACGTGTGCATCTGCATCGGCGATTATCCTCGCCTTTTCAGCATCTGCCTCTGCAGCTATTCTTGCCTTTTCGGCGTCTGTTTCGGCGGCAATAATATCGCGCTTAGCTGCTTCTTCTGCTTCCATAGTAAGGCGTTCCTGTTCGGTTTCTGCGGTCAGTTTTTCCTGAGTGGCCACCTGCTTATTTTCAACAGCAGCAGTAAAGGCGTCAGTAAAATCAATATCTTCAATAGATATACTAGTAACAGTTATGCCATAAGGAGAAAGATCTGTCTGCATCAGTTCTAGAATTTCAGTTGCGAGTATTCCGCGATTTTCTACTAGCGCTTCGGCAGAATAACGTGCTATTACAATCTTAGTATTTTCAGTAAGACGAGGCTGAATTAGAATCGCTTCATAATCATTACCAACGGTAACAAACAGCGTCGGAGCACTCTGTTCATCGATGTTATAACTTACGCAAATCGAAACATCTACCTGCTGAATATCTGCCGAAAAAGCCATAGTGCTCATGTCGTACTTCTGTGTACGAGTACTGACAGAATTAATCTTGTCAAAAAAGCCCTTAACGTGAAAACCAGGAGCGAGAACTTCATCTTTTACTTTACCAAAGGTAGTTACAACGCCTACGCTTGCAGTGGGAACCTTACCAAAGAAACCATAAGAAGGTTCAAGAATGTCGATTACAATAAAGGTGAGAACGATACAACAGAGAACAGATAGGAATTTTGTCATACTAATTTCCTCCATTTATTTTATGGCAGTTAGGTCTGCCGCCCACACATCTGCTATTTGATAAGTAGTTGCGCGTTTTGTTATCTTATCTACTCGTGGTCGGGGTGACAGGACTCGAACCTGCGGCCCCATGCTCCCAAAGCACGTGCGCTACCAAACTGCGCCACACCCCGTTATGAAATTGACGGCTTGCATACTTTTGGCTAACGACTGCCGTCATGCCGAGTAAATTCATTACTATATCCCATTCTAACTTCTGCGAACTATCACCTATATGGGCAAGTCGGTTAGTTCTGTGGTGGACGGGGAATGGATTCGAACCATCGTAGTTCATCTTTACCTAGGATAGTGTGACTGAACACAGGACTTACACACCCTGCCCCTTTGACCACTCGGACACCCGTCCATAAATTGGTTCCGTTTTCAAAGTTACATCTCAGCTTACCGAAACGGTTTCCATAAACTTTAGGCATCTCACTTTTTCGTTAGGTGCAACGCTGCTTCTAGTACCACATATTAGCCTGTGTTTGAGAAGTAGTAACAATCAACCCAGCGTGGTGCTACAGATGGGAGTCGAACCCATAAACGCTTGATTTTGAGTCAAGATGATATGCCAATTCTCTACTGTAGCATATGGTGCGCGTGAAGCGATTTGAACGCTCAATCCCTACCGGGCGCGAGATTTTAAGTCTCGAATGTATTCCGATTCCATCACACGCGCATATTAAATCAGTATTTGAGCTATAGGACTTTCACCTATAGGAGCAATGGTTGGATTGACTGCGCATATCGTACCAACAGGTCTTTATTATAATCTCATAGGATTATATATTTGTAATAAAGCCGACCAAGCTTGTAATTATTGCATTGCTTTTTCATATTTTGTACTTTTAAGAGATCTTCTACCGAAGTCAATTGGACTTGAACCAAATCCCTGCGAGCTACGCACTCGCCGTGCTGTCCGCCTACACCAGACTTCTAAATCCCTGCTCCCTAATAGATGCTATTGTACAGATAGCGTATTCTATTAGCTGTACGTGGAGCATACTCAATATGGCTTTGTACTCACTACTCAAATATTATATTTTTAAATTACCAGGTTAGTGCTTCCTCAACAGGAGCATAACGTTCAGAGTTCAGAGTTTCCAGTAGACACTCATAAGGATCAGTCTTGCCACTCATGACCATCTTTGCAACGTTAACGGAGAAGCCGCTAACCAGTGCCACACCAAGTTCATTTTCCTTTACAGGAATAGTACCGGTGCGAGAATTTACATTCCAGAACACAAGACGAGGAATCTGGTATCCTGCATCCGCATACCTCTTAGCAATTACGTCGAACAGTCGCTTATCAGGATTGCTGCCATATCTACCATTACCACACCTTGCGCAACTGTTAAATTCCATATCAGAGATAATCAGAATATTCTTAGGTAGTTCTTCCTGATGCATATGGTTATTAATTGCAGTAGTAAGAATTAGATCGAACACCTTTTCAATATTTGTATCTGCTACTTCATTATGTGCAAAAGCAATCTGAAGCTTGTCGTGAAGAGACTTTGCCTTGCTGAAATCAACAAACTGAGGATTATGAGAGAAGGTAATATACTTGTCCTTAAATCCACCAGAGGAATGTTCCGCAAAGTAAATAGCAAGTGCATTGGCAACGTCAAGTGCTGTTACATTAGAATGAGGATCGACAGTACAAGTCATGCTACCAGAACCATCGGCTACAACAATAGTATTGTCACAACCATTAACCATGTCAGGCAGTGCCTTCCACAGAGCCTCAATTGTTGCATCTTTTGCACCTAGACGAGAATACCAGCCGCCGTTACCCATGTACTTATGAACAACATCATGAGGGAACAGAGTGGATGCATTAATCTTAGTTTCACCCTTTTCAAGCTTGTTAAGATATTCTCGGCGACGAGTTTCATCGTTTCTCAGGAATGCATTATTGTAGATAAGGTTTGCGCGAGAAGGAACTGCTTCATACTTAATTTCAGACCAGTTCTTATCAGACATCTTAACTTCAACAACATCAAGATACTTGCGAAGCTTACTGAGTGCCTTACGATATTCGCGCTCGGTTATGTGCAGTGCCTTACACAGCTTCTTACCATATCCCTTAGTCTTTGCAGAGGATGTATTAATAGAAGGCATCCACTTTGCGATTAGAGAAATGGAGTTTCCTGCGTTCATATTATCCCAGTCCTGCTTAAGCTGCTGATCGATAATCTTGTATATTACTTCGGCTGATCTCTTATTATCAAGCAGACACCATAGATCGTCATAACGACCATACTCTGAAATTAGATTGATAATAGGAATAACCCTTGCAGGATTAGTTTCAATTAGATTTTCAAGTACTACTCTGAACAGCCTACGCTCTCCAAGACCGCCACGAACATCTCTGGCATAAAACAGCCACTTCATAGCGAGAATCTCATCCTCTGCAAAAACTTTCATGAATCTCTTTGCAACTTCCGCATCAGTCATCTTGCGAAGAGATGCGACTGCGAAATTCAAATCGAGTAGTTCCTTACCAGTGGTTCTAAATCCAACCATTCCATTTTCAGTGATGGAAACATTGTACTCGTTGTTTAGAGTCTGCTTAACTGCGTTCATAAATTCCATTGTATTTTCCTCCATTTTTGATTTTATTCCTAAAACCTCAAGACACATATTACGTATTTAGATTAAAAGTCTAAGCGTTATATAAGGTTGCTGTTCGTGCCTTTGGAGGTTTTATTTCACGAGAGACAATAAATATTTCTTAATTCTTGGCAAGAAAAACTTAAATGAGATTGCTGTTTGTCTCTCTTATTAAATTAGGTTTGGTCGAGCGAGAATGAGTCGAACATCCGTCTGCGGCTCCCAAAGCAATATCAAATTGCAGTTAAAGTCTTCATCAAGACTCAATTTTACGCCGTGCTACCGTTGCACCATCGCTCGATATAAAGTTTGCCAGAGGTGGGGCTCGAACCCACGACCACGAGCTTACAAGGCTATATCTGTAAACTTGCTGTACGTGAAATTTTCATTTCACGTTGGTTGATGTACGTGCTCTAACCAACTGAGCTACTCTGGCATATAGTGTGGGAGAAAGGAGTTGAACCTTTAACACTCGGATTCCTTGAAAGCTTGCTGTTAGTGGCAATCATGTCACATTTAAGACTTGTCTGATGCTCTGCCATTGAGCTACTCCCACATATAAAGTTGCGGCGGATGAGATTCGAACTCATGTAGTATCCTTATACTAGAACATTGCTGTATGTATCTTAACTAGATGCGTTAGCCTTAAACCACTCGGCCACCGCCGCATATTCAATTAGTGGGATTTTAGAGAACTCTCGGAATCGAACCAAGAAGCAACATATTTCCAGTATGTTTATGTAAAAATTGCTGTTCGTGCCACCCACTCGATGCACTTTAAAGCTGCCACCAGACGTTCTCATGTTTCAAGACGCATAATTTAAAGGCGGTTCAGACCTTTTAAAAGTAGAAACATAATAACTTAAAATCTTATTAATCTTTAAATTTGCTGTATGCGTCTTTCATTAATTTTGTACTGTCGTTTGAACTGGATACAGTATAACATATATTCCATGTTCTGTCAATAGGGTTTCTAAATCTTAACAAAGCGTCCCAGGAGAGATTCGAACTCCCGATCCACGGCTTAGAAGGCCGTTGCCTTATCCACTGGGCCACTGGGACATAAGTGCATGGTAGTATATTCTGACGTCACGCCCCCATGCTGAGCGACTCTTTATCCTGAGTAAGGCGTGTTATCCTTCCGAATAACTATGGCGGAGGTGGTGAGCTTCGAACTCACGCGCCGCATTTCTGCGACCTAAGAGGTTAGCAACCCCTCCCCTTCAACCACTTGGGTACACCTCCATAGAGCGGAAGGAGTGGGATTTGAACCCACGGTAGTTTTACCTACGCTGGTTTTCAAGACCAGTGCAATAAACCGGACTCTGCCACCCTTCCGTATAACAACTACTTATTTTCCAGCAGTCGAATTCTGCGCTTAATCTTGTTAATAATATTCTCATTCGCAACAGGATCTCGCTGCTGTAGCATATGCATTCTCATCTTAAGCATTTCAATCTTACTGTTCATCTTACTTCCTCCTAATTATGTGTCTTCCATACGAAGTTACAGTGCTTACTATCCGAACAATCACAAGTGTCATCGTTTGCACAAAAGAAACATGGTGAAATTCCCTTTGCACACTTCTCGAAGTCGGATTCCATGTCCTTAAACATAGCCTTGAGGTTAGCAATTTCATCGAGCATATTCTGTCGTTCCATTGCTGTCAGTTCGTTATGCATTACTGTTACCACCTTTGTAATTTAATTTAATATGGAGGCCCAAGTCGGGAACGATCCGACGACTAGGGGTTACAAATCCCTTATTTTGCCAACTAAACTATTGGGCCATATCTTATGGAAGCTTCGTCTCAAACTGGTTTACCAACCATTAACTTTATGTTGTTATATTATATTTTTTACGACCTTTTCGTCCATTGCCTATGTTCCCTGCTTTATATGTTTCAGTTAAAGAATGACAATTAGGACAAAGAAGCTCTAAATTATCTTCTAAATTATTAGTATAATCTCCATCTTTATGATGAACCTCAAGCGGAATCTTTCCGGTAAATAAATTCATTTCATTCCAACCACATTTACAGCATTTGTTATCATATTTTTCAATCAAATATCTCTTTATATAGCTTGAAATTGCATAAGGTTTTACAATTCCGTCCTCTTGTCCATTCTTCCATCTTTCTATATAATTTACATATTCAAAATCACGTTGACACTTCGGAGAGCAATATTTTTGATTTTCTAGAGGCATTTCCCTTCCACAGTTTATACAATATTTATGTTTCTTTTCTTTTCTAATATTATTATAAGACGCCGCACAACTATTATTACAAAACTGTTTTATTTTGTATTCACTAGGGCTCATTTCTTTAATAGGTATATCTTGATTGCAATACAAACATTTATTTTTATTATTTTTATACCATGTATCACGTTGTTCTTGTGTTAATTTGCTCCAGTGACTGCATTTTTGAACGTTTTTATTTTTAAAATCTCCAATTACTCCCGTTTTTATGAATCCACAGTCTTGGCATTCTCCATTATATAAATAACGTCCATATTTATCTTTTTCTTCTAATAATTTAATAATTTTATATATGCCAAACTGGCATCCTACATAAATATTTGGATTTATCCCATAATATCAATCACTTCTTTTGTTGATAATAAAATGGCTGGGGATAGAGGTTCTGCCCCCCTACTTTTTGAGTCAAAGTCAAATGTACTGCTATTATACGAATCCCCATTAGGTGGTTAACTAACTCTCTTACAACAACCAAGGATCAACACAGATTCGAACTGAGTTCCCCACCAGCTTCACACCAACGCCAAAGCTTAAGACCCAAGGTTTAGAGTTTAATATTGGAGCAATAGACGAGTCTCGAACTCGCAACCCTCGGCTTGGAAGGCCGATACTCTACCAATTGAGCTACTACTGCATGTTAGCGGCCACAGTAGGACTCGAACCTACAACCTACCGGTTATGGAGGGATAGAGGAGATTTGAACTCCTATACTTTCTTTCCCGGGAAAGAAAAACCTTCCAGAGCTATCCCACAGCCGGTTGCTCCACCATTAAGCTATGTGGCCACACAATTTAGTTTATATACATTCATAACTATAAACGCTACACTCTGGCTTAGACATCTGTTGAGTGGTCTACCAGAACCTCTCCTCGCATTTGTGTTACTCGCCTTACGTTTAAAGATATAAACTACATAAACTAAATCACGGAACTTTTCAGAATGACGCCCGTTCACTAGGTCGTATCCGTTTCACATTATCCAAAATCCATTCTGATAACTATCATATATAAATCTAATTTCGCCCATATATCATTTCAGGGATCGAATCAGACGCCACTCTGTGAACCGAGCAGGCTGATGGTGAGCCATCTGGGAATCGAACCCAGGACACCATGATTAAAAGTCATGTGCTCTACCGACTGAGCTAATGGCTCATAAGATGCGCCGTTTTGCCCCGACGCTAGGCCAAACTAGATGGGCGGATTTTCCTCCGCATTGATAATCATAAAAGCATTCCTCATACGAATCATCCCCCATTAATTTTGTATCGTTACTTGCTACTTCCCAGCCACGGAGCTAACCTACGAGCCTTGACCGCTCACCCAAACTCTTCGTCGTGGATTTTGTAAAGCTTTAGCGGGTTCCGGGTTCAATCCCCTTCTTAACCCTCTTTACTACTTTGATAAACGACCTTTGACCAAACTAAACTTTGAAGTTTGAGCCTTGAACCTTAAGCTTTTGTCTTTCATCTTTACAGTATATCGCGTCGGATGATTGCCCGATGCTCCAATAGCATAATCTTTCCCAAAAAGATCGCTGTATATTATCATATACTTAAGATATCAGCTTAGCAGGCTGTTCTTCAAATTGAGATGTTTTATTTAACTTATTTATATCACTCTAAACATCAAAAAGACGAGATAAGCAGTCGTTTAAGGTTTTCGGAAAGCAGCAAGTTACTAATTAATACTCGAACTCAATTACGGTAAGTGCGTTAGACACGCTTAGGGCCGCATCAACTTCCGTAAGGAATTCATTAATCTCAGCTTCAAGATTTTCCATGATCTTTGCAACACCAAGAGGATCGATTAGATCATAGGTGTTATTCTCGATGTAAGTCTGTCGCAGAGCCTGCATGGCATCGCTGTCAACAGTCATCTTGGAATCCTTGGGCTGAGCCCCAATTACAGAGAGGACATACTGTTCAGCTCGCTTCTCAATCGCTTCGCCGCTGTTACGGTTCAGTTCATTCTGTGCGTTCTGATGCTGATAAGTGATGGTTCGAAGCATCTGCTCCTTAAACTCTACACCATGATTCTTAGCTTCAATAGCCTCGGCCACAGTATATTCCTTACCACCAATCGTAACTTTGGTATTGGCGTTAGAAAGCACTACGGCTCTCTTCATAGCATCGCGACGAGCCATTAGATCGCAAGCCTTCTGATAACCACTCTTGATGCTATCCTTGAAGTTAGCAAGAGTCATGCCATTAATCTTCTCGGCGGAATGCTTTACCGCCAGTACATACGAGACATTGTTGATAGCCTTAGAAATTCGGGAATCCATGGTCTTGAGTTCAGCCAGAGCCTTATGGATCGTCATCTTCTCAGTAGTCATTTTCTTGTCCTCCTAATTAACTTTGATCTTTCATTCATTTTGTGTTGTGTTGTTTCCTTTGAACTGGATTTATTATATCACACTTTCCAGAATTTGTCAACACCTTTATTTGTTAATTAATTGTTATCGTAAAAATGTCGTTCGTTCAGATACTTCTCAATGTTATCCGCAATCTTACGGAAGTCATCTACATACTTGGCAAGTCTCTTATTCATGCTATTGTGATATGTCTCGGTGAGTCTATCACAGGCAATCGCCTTACCGCGCTGCTCATTCCATTCATCTTCGGGATGAAGCTTTGCTACGGCCTTATACTTACGGTTCATGTCAAACTTAGAATGATTATAAGTGTTACTTATCTGCATTCCAGATGTTACACACGGGATAAACTTATTGTTTATCATATTCTCCGCGTCAAAATAACATCCATCAATTTCAGCTACTACAACACCATTGTCCTTGTCAGTAATGTAATTAACTCGCTTGTTATCCATTGTCTTGCTCCTTCATTAATTTTGTTTTGTTGACCGTGTATATATATTACCATATATTCCCAAATTTGTCAAGGGGTTTCTGAAATATTTTTTTCATCCCTTTTCTGAACGAGGTAATCATATAGTTCTCCGGCGGTTTTAAGATCTTCACTACCTTCTATTAGCCAACGCATAATAATAGGATCCTCACCTTTGCCATAGTCCATCTCGGGATCAAAAAACTGTGGTTCAAGTTCTTCTTCAAGAGCATCAACCACACCTTCAAAAATATCGGTTAACATATTACTCTCAAAATAAACATTTAGAATCTTTTCGAGTGAGCGTAGATTATCCCAATAATTATCTAGCGTGTTTATGATATCACAGAACGTCTTCTTGTTCATCTCGAATTCATCTCCACTTTCTTTCCTTTTATAATCCCTTATATTTTTAAGTTCCCGCCGTGAAAGATTGTCTAGACGCTTTGAATACTGGTCACAAATATTTCCTAAGATACCATGCATCCAGCGCTGAAACTCGACTTCCTTAGGTTCCTGAGGATAAGTATAGTTGTCGACCGTTTCTCCCCAAGGTAGGTATCTGGACGAGCAGAGGCTCCATCCAGTTAGAGTTGGTTCAGCATAATACATAGTGTCGCATCTCAGACCGACTAAATATTTACCAGTATCTTCTTGGTGATAAAACCTTATTGGCTCACCACCCTGAAAACCAGTATATGTATATCCATCTTCTGGTCGAATAAGTTTGCGCACGATACGTTGGCGTAGGTTGTTAAATAACTTCATAAGCGCACCTCTTATTCCATAATAATACGATATCTTTCTTCACCTATTTGTTCTATCAAACCATAACAATGGAACTCCGTATCCCTCTGCAGTTCCCAAAACAGTAATCTTGTCTTTCCTTCAAAAATACAATTATATACCTGAATATCTCCATCAATCTTAACACCCATAACAACGGTATTGTCATTCTTAACAGTAAAAATTGCACAATAATCACAATCATGTTCTTCTAGAAGCTCGTACATGAACCCAGGAACATCTTTATCCGTTAGAAGAATACTCGCATACTGACCGCAACCACATTTACATATGGGTGCCTGCAGAAAATTCTTGTTTTTGTCCAGTCCGTAGTAAGCAAACGTTGTTTTCATATGATTGTATCTCCTTTTGTCAATTTATGGAAGAATTATACCACATTAATTTTGTGCTGTCAAGAGGGTTATAGATTTTCCTTAATCAAATAGTTCGTAATCCACGGCTCATACTCGTCCAATTTAACCCACTGCCCATCTACCTTCCGGCTTTTCTGTCTCTCTTCCGCATAGAACTTAATAATAACTCCACTATCAAAAGGCTTCTTCTGATACAGCATCTTCTGTAGCTTATAAATTACAGTTTCCCCTGTTCCAAGCATATAGACAGTAATCTTGGGTGAATACTTAGTATCTACCGATATTACCAGTCCTGTGTTTTCCAATTTAGGATCGACATAAGATATGTAGCCTAAATACTCTCGTTCTGCGTCCAGTCTTTCAACAAGAGGAAGTTCTTCATTAGGGATATCGTTAATAACCTCATTGAGAAGTGCTTCCATTGATTCAGGATCGAACCTGTATTGCTTCTCCGTTTCCGTAACAGCATACTTCTGAACCAGTTCTACTGGGAAAATGAGCTTGTCTTTCTTAATTATCTTCTTACCATAATAGTTATCGTAAAGGTCGCATACCTTAAGAAGCCTTAAGCTATTTCCAAACTCCTCGAAATACCCTAGCTTAATAAGAATCTCGCGCTGACGACTATTGCCAGGGAAGACTTTAAGCATATCTACAAAGGAATTAAAACGTATGTCTTTCATGGCATAAAGATTATTTCCTACTTCTACATTACAGTACTTAACGGCACCCACTCCCTTGTAAATACTGTTGGTTTCCCTATCAATGTTATAATCAGCGTTAGAATGTCGGAACTTAATAGGCTTCAATTCTATACCAAAGTAATTCATTTCAGAAATAAGATTAGCTGTTCTTTCCATATCGCCGCTATACAAAGACAGCGCAACCGTAAAGTATTCCAGAGGATAATGAGCCTTCAAATAAGCACCATAAAGGCTATCAATTGCAACAGACAGACTATGTGAAGCATTGAAGGAATAATGCGCAGCATCTTCTACGACCTGCCAAGTCTCATTAAACCCTTCTTCTTTGCCAACATTCGCAACCCAACCGTTCAATAGCTTCTCTTTCAGTTCCTTGAGCTCGTCCTCCTTAAACTTCTTCTTTGCAATTTTCTTGATAATATCATATGTTCCCTTTTCCTCGATACCCAACCAAACCAGATACTTCATAATACTTTCCTGATAAATTAGGTAATGGAAAGAATCCTCTAGAATATCATCAAGATCCTTAACTCCAGTAGTATAAGGCAGTCTATCGACGAAATTGCTCAGCAGCGATGCAAAGCCAGGACGAATTGCGGCTACATACGCAGAAAGCTCTGCAAGATTGCGCGGTTTATACTTCTTTAGAATCTGCTTATCATAATCAGAGTCGGCCTGATTGATTGTGGTAGTAATTCCCTTAGCATAAAGATCCCATACTCTATCATCGCAATTTTTAATTAAAGTTGAAATATCATCAATAGGTCTTCCGATTAGCTTATAGACTTCGTTTATAATCTGATACACGACTACGGTTAAGTAATCGTTTTTTAAGAATTTGTAAACATCACAATTATAGCCATCAAGGCAACAACAAGTCACGTCTCCAACTTTAACCAATCCTACAATTTCTGAAATCTTATCATTAGAAAGTAGGAAAGAACAAGGAGAAGGCGCTACACTTTCAACAACGCCACGGAACACCTTGCTATCTTCAATTAGTTGTTTCCATTCGGGATGGTCCTCATAGGCTTCCAAATTCTTTGCAATCTCATCGTATTCAGAAATGTGCATATCATTTGCCTTGCACCAAAGCCTAAATGCAGAAGATTCCTGCAACGGCTTATATGCAATCATATAATAAATGCCATCTTCGCCTAGAATATCTTTACTAGCCTGAATAACAGGTGTGACATCCGCCCAGTTTAGATCTATATCCGGGAGGCTGCGACTGGAGAGAATACGTTCTGCCGACATAAATCTAGTCGGGTAAAGTGTAATTGGTGCGCTAATTCTATCTACTTCTGTTAGTCCTAGAAGCTTATTTACATAGAAGGAAACAGCACTGCCTCGTCCGCTTCTGGTAAGTATCGCACCATATTCTTCGACTGCCTTTTTGACAATGTAATGGTCCAGAATAAAGTAATCCGCCATACCGCAATCTTCTATGATTTTGTATTCATATTTGATCTGCTTGATATATTCCTTCCACTTTTCCTTTGGCACATTATTCTTTTCTTTTGCCCATCCTTCATTGATTAGCTTCTGAAGAACTTTGTTACTGTTACCTTCAGTAATCTTAGGAATCTTAAATTCCTTATCAAGATGAATACCTTCAGAATTATCAAATACCAAAGTATTATTCAGTGCTTCTGTTACTTCTTCTTTGGTTAAAACACCTTGCTCTTCGTATCTCTTATAAATTTCATCAGAGTCAGGATAATCAAGTACAAAACCGCCTTCTTCCTCATATACAATTCCCTTTGCCTTTAGAAACAGATCTCTGTTTTTTGCATCATTAGGATAAATATAATGAGAGTCATTGGCATGGATTAAAGCAACTCCATATTTTCTATGCACATCAAGAATTTTTCTATTATATTCTTTTTGCTTGTCATCCACATGGGCCTGCACTTCTAAGAAAAAATTACTCTTAAAATGATTTCTGACGGGAATCAAAAACTTCTCTTCCCAACCATCCTTAAACATTCGTCCTGCAATACAAGCGGTGGTTACTACTACTTCATCCGCAGGCAATGACAAAAGAAGATTCAGATCAATCCTAGGCTTATAATAGTAACCACTGGTATTAGCGACAGACATAATTTTATTAATTTTTTCTCTTGCGTTTTCGGTCATTGCAACAAGCATAATATGATGCATAGCTCTAGAAGACTTATCATTGATATCATCTACATAATAAGCCTCTACACCATATATACACTTAAGTCCATGCTCATTACACAGAGTATGGGCCTCGAAGATATTCCCTTGATACCCATGCTCTGTTGTAAAATATGTGGTATGCCCCAGTTCTTTTGCACGATTAATGTAATCAATTGGTTTTGAGATACAGTCTAGGGTTCTCAAATTTGAATACATTGTATGTTTGTGATAATTATTATATCTCATCTGTCTGCCCCGTTCTCATTAATTTTGTATTGTTACCTTATCACAAAATTCATCCTTTGTCAAGACATAGATATAATTTCATAATCTTCAATAATAAACTGAGCGGTAGACCTGCCTTGATACCTATTAATACTGCACCTACCTGCAACATTAAGTACAAGTTCGTTAGCTATATATCCATTAGCAAAGTCTAATAGTTCATCATCGTCCTTGCACTTAAATTTACAATATTTAATTCCATTATGCATAAAAGTCACGGAATCTGCATTCGCTCCCATAATTAAACAAGCTCCTAGAGAAACAGGAACATTCTCCAAGACAATCATAGGCTCTTCAATTCCATTTCCGTAAATCCATTTACTGTTATCAATGGCCTGAATGAAATCCGCCTCAATATCATCAGCGTCAAGCACAAAATCACAATAAATAGTATCGTCATATTCAATGTTTTCAAGCGCTTCATTCAGTGCATCGCGAGCTTCTAAAAGATTTTCTTCATCGATTTCCGTTCCGAACGCATTAGAGTGGCCCATATTCCAATTAAAAAGCTTTGTAGAATCTAGTAACGCCTTTAAATCTTTAACGGGAGACTTATTGCAATTCCTACAGCTGCCACCGAAAATCCCCTTAGAATATTCCCTTAAAAGAATACAAGGTTTGCCTGCCCAATCAGCCAAACGCATTGCTGCCAATCCAATTATACCCGGATCTGCATCATCAGGTGCAGCCATCATAAGAATTTTATCTTCTGGATTAATATCGGCCTTAAGCTCGTCGCACAATTCATCTCTCATTTTATCTTGCCTAGATTTTGCGTTTTTACATAGCCTTGCTGCGCGAGTATAAATATCTTCGCTTATAACCTCACTACTACCTCGTTTCTTATATGGGAATACTTCGTCCGTTTCAATAAAAGCTCTAAATAATAGATCTCGATCTTCATAGCTTCCAATACGAATCATTCCGTTACAAATAGGGGTCCAGTACCATGAGATGTTATGAATATTAATTTCGCCTTTTGTGCTAAATTCTTGTGCTTTGTCGAGCGCTTTAAGAAATTTATTATTAATGTGCCTCATTCCGGTCTCGATATAATAGCGAGTCTGATGGTTCTTAATTGACATAACGTCGGAAATATTTCCAAAAGCAACTAGATCTAAAAAGTCATTTGCATAATCATATAATAGATAATCATCGAGCGCTCTTAAGAATTCATACACGATGCCTACACCTGAAAAATCTTTACAAGTATAATTATCACTAGACTGATTATTAACAATAATTGCTTTGCATTCTTCTGCTCGATCTTCGACTTGATGGTGGTCCAAACAAATGCAATCAATTCCATTCTGAATTAGTTCATTAAGTTCTTTAACATCATTAGAACCTGCATCTGGAATGATAAGTAATCGAGTTCCTTTCGGAATCTTGAAATCTCCATTGTTCATTTTACTAAGACCGTGTGATTTATTGTTATTATGTATGATATATTGCACGGGATAATTCGGGTTTAACCTTTTAATATAATTGTACATAGCTGCCGCACTTGTATAGCCGTCAGGGATCGCAGTCTACTAAAACTGCGATATCATCACCCCTTTCGAAATGCTTATCAAAGCACTTGACTGCATCTTCAATATTGTTTAGATTTTCATATTCGTTACAACATGAAGAATTAAGATTTAAATATCCTTCTGGATCTTCAATTCCACGATTCAAAAGCACAGTTTCTATTACCTGCGTCGTGTCATTTAGCGAATTTTCATATAATCTGTACTTCATTTGTATCCTCCAATTCATTTTGTATTGTTAATTGCAATTTATCCCAATCTTCCTTAAACATCCATCTATAGCCGCCTGCAAATTCTTTTCTTTTATGACAACAGGCACTAATATTTTTACGGTTTATCTTTGTTTTCTTTTCAGCTTCTTGTAAGCTATTATAAGTATTCACTAGTTCATTATTTGTCGCAATTTGAAAAACCACTTTTTTATTATTGCCAGTATACTTATTATAATAATTTTTTATTACTCCTTGCTCGTAATCTTTTTTATATTCCCAAACAAATCCTCCAGCAGACGCATTATTGTCATAATTATCACAACACCTATAAATACTTCCATAATTTATTCCTGTTATAAGATAAGCATCATATGCAGACTTATATTCAGCAATATATTCTCCGTCTAATGTTAATTGAATTACTTCATCACCATTACCATAATTAGGGTTTTTATCTCCAGAAAAATCTTTATGATTATCTCTCATTTTTTGTAAAATTTCGTCGCTTAAATTTTCCTTTTTATGAGCTTCTCGATTTTTAGCCTTTGACTCATCAGTATGTTTGCGACCATACATTGGGGTATTCTTAGGGTCAGACATTCGATCTTTAGCTATTACCCTTGCTTTTTCTCTCCTAGTTTCATCTTTCCACACTTCTTTTAATATTGTTCTAATTTTATTTTTTGTTTCTTCGGATACTGCTCTACCTAAGGTCCCTTCTCCTCCATCCGTTTCGTTATATCCAAAAGATGGATTATTATATTTACGACAATTAGACTTATAAATGCTTATTAGTTCGATTTCTTTATTCTTTGCTTCATTTTCCGTAAGTTCACCGGAGATAATAATATGTTCAAAATTATCCCATCCATACTTATTAATCGCTCTATAAAATACAATTTGATTCCTATAATTATAACCATTAATTCCCCATCGCTCTTCTGGTCTTTTGCTTGTAATCCCAATATACACTTTATTATTAATTTTGTTTTTATGCATATAAACGCACCAAATTCTATTATTTAATTCTTCAGTCATAGTTCATTGTCTTCCAATTTATCTATATTTTCAATTTCGTTTTTTAATATATATTCAAATTCTTTTTTTAACCCATCGCAAGGAGCGGCCTTATCATTGAGATCTAAGTTGTATTCCCATTGCCAAAACTTAATCTCCAGTGTCCTCATTTTACAAAATTCACGCAACACATCAATATTTCTCTTGGTATTTTCTAACGGAAGATCCTTATCGAGCATGAATGTCACGGACTTAGGATTAAGCGACATTAAAAGTCTCGCCTGCACAGTACTCAAAGAATTACTGCCAAGTGCAACCGCATTATTATAACCCCACGAATCCAATTTAAGTACACTTTTTTCACTTTCAAACACCAAAATATCTCCTTCATATAATGTGTCATAATTTTCACTAAAACCAAAAAGAGTCTGTGCCATCGGGCCTTGTACTAAAAACAAATATTTTGCTTCATATTCAGACAATTCAAAATTAGCCCTGCCCTTTACCGCCATAATTTCTCCAGTGGCAGTTCTAATTGGTAGGGTTATTCTTTGACTTTCCGTATCATAACCAATATTCCATTTCCGTTGTGTTAAAAGATCAATTCCATCTTTCAACCATGCCAAATTTGGTACATCTTCATACTGTTTTAGAACTTCTTCTGGATACGTCTTAATATCTACACCATCTTTTCGTCTTTGAATATTATTATAGATATCTCCGAACAATCCCACTCTTTTTTTATAATTATATAGAGATTCAATGCCAGTTTCTTGTTTAATAACATTAAGAACATCCTTAAACTTAATTCCCTTTTCTTTTACAATATATGTTATTAAATCATAACTAACATTTCGCTCATAATCCTTTACAAATAAATTTTCATTATTTTGCAAACGAATTACAACAGCAGTAGGGTTCATACCATATTCAAAAGCACATCTGATTTCCTTATTTCGGATTCGCACCTTATCAAATCCGAAGGTTTCAAGAATGTGCTGGATTAATTCTGGATTATCTATTAGTTTGCTCTTTACTTCTTCCAGCACATCCTTCACCTCCATTAATTTTGTGCTGTTATCATAGCACTTTTTGTCGTTTTTGTCAAGTCCCTGTTTACTTTTCCGTATTAATTAACTTATGCGTGGGCCTTGCTTTAGCAGTCTCGTAGAATCCGCAAAAATCACCATCATATCTTACAAGATACGCAACACCAGTATCATTACTATCCGCGCCACGACGGCATTTATCTATAAAGAACAATCTCCATACCTTACTTCTATCTGGCAAAAACTCTTCCTCATACCATGATCCATCTTCTCTCTGTTTGAGTCTAAACGGATTAATATAATATGGACTGCTCGGATCAAGTTCAAGATCGGTTACCTTTCTAAACATAATAAGATTAGACAAAGTTTCCTTTATAGCACGGCTATTAGAAAGACAGCTTGCATCAATCCAACAGCGATTGAGCGAATTAAGCGCCAGCTG